AGAAAATGTCCCATCTCCCAAGTCAACAATATCTGTGCCTTCAATATCATTGCCGTCATATTCTTCATGATCTGATAAATCAAATTTAAACTTTGATTGTTCTCCACATGCTGGACATTGAACTGATGTTCTATAATCTGCGCCATATGCGGATGCTCTTGCATGAATAATGATCGCATTTCGGTCTCCAATATAAAGAGAGCGAGCATTAATGCTTGGATCTTTTATAATGTTTTGAATAAGACGGTCGATTGCAAGACCTTTCTTTAACAAAGAACGGTTTGTTAGAATGTCTTCATCTTTCGCTGTCATGTACTTGATCTCGATTGAATCCTTACCATGAAGCGGATGTCCTTCGGGGTATCTTCCTCTTGAAGGAAGGGGGACAAACTGCGTTGGAGTTATAAAGTCCAATGGATTTGCCATTTGTGGCGCGTCCTCTGTTGGTGTGGGTTTATGACCGCCCATCAATCGGTCTTCATTATTGCGTCTCAATTATCACCTCGCTATTACTAAATAGTGCGCTTAAATGTAAAGTTTGAATGTTTTTTGACTATCCTATTGTCCCACCTGAGCTTGGATTGAAATCACCAAAACCCCCAGTGCTTTGGCCGAATGTTTGGTTGCCCGGATTATTTTGGAGACTAGACTTGATAGAACTAGATCTAATAGATCTTTTAAGGAAATCGCTCATTGGTGAGATGCTAGCATTAAGGCCGGGCTGGATAGAGTCGGACAACTCTGTATCGTTAGGGTTGTGCCCTGTGTGAACAGCCCAGTCATATGTAATATCTAAAGTGTATTCAACAAGGCCATCGTCTCCATAATCTAAATCTCCCCAAGAAATCTTTGTTATAATTGGATTGTGCAACGTCCAAGTTTCCACCGATCTTAGGATGCCATTCTTGTTCACACCCTCTGGTGTAAGTTGGTGTATTACGATGTTGCCCCCAAAAGACAGATCCATGGTTGATGCTTTTTCTGGACTGGAAATCGACTTTTCTCTACTGCTGAAGCCTGTTTCTCCGCTAGGTGGAGTGTAGCCGCTGGCTAAAAGCATCTCCCAAAGAGCAGCAGAAGTCATTCCGGAATTTGGAGGAGCCTCCAGACTAATATCTTGACCTGCGACCTTTATGGAATCTGTTTGATTACCCCAACCAGCACCATCAACAAACTTCATTGTGATTGGTTCCCATTTTGCAATACCGGGATAGTTATAATAATGGTTAATCATTTGATATTGCTTTGACTCAATTGTCACAGATGGTTTTGTAATAGAGGATATAGACAGAAGCATTCCGCCGTTTATTAACTCAACAGCGAAACGATTCTTTTGTTTTGGCTGATAACTGCCCCTACTTAAATCTGTACCCCACCATGTCATTTATGGCTCCCGTTATTGTGGCGCATATCCAGTAGTGAATATATCGGTTACAGCATCAGGATCAAAGGATGCCCAGTCGTACTTAATGGTTAAAGAGATTTCTGACAAATCATCAACACCATAGTCAAGATCTCCAAAGCCGACCTTGGTTACGAAAGGATTATGTAGCTGCCACTTTTCAACAACTTGTCCGTCTGCGTCTAATTGCTCAATAACAAAAGGTTTTAGAGCAACAGTTGCATCCGACTTAGACATTGTCTTCAAGGCCTCTGGACCGGAAAGGTATTGTTCGTTAGGAAATCTATATCCTGCTGAATGTAGTATTTGCAACGTCTGTCTAGCAGCATCTGGAGAAGCAGGGTCTACTAATACAACTTCCAAATCATTCCACTCAACAGAACCTGGAAATTTAAATGTATGCCCCAAGAACTTGTGCGAAGTGTCGCTAACAGTCATTTCTGGTTTTGTTACTGACTTTGCAAACCAAATAACTCCAGAACCATCACCAACCTGACTTCCTTCGTTGGCGCTACCAAAAGAAACTCTCCATCGAAATTTTCTTTTAGGATCTGCATCTCCTCTACTTAAGTCTGTTCCCCAAAATGCCATAATATTAATCTCCTATTTATCTGTAATTAGTGCCTTATACGAAATCCGCACCAGTTCTTGTGATAACAAAGTCAACAACAATGTATTCAATAGCTCGAGCAGGCTTAATGAAGATCTTTGCATACATGATGTTACGATCAACTAAGTCAGCAGTTGTAGTTGTGTCATCCAAGATAAGTTTGTAATCAGAAAGTCCAAATCTTGCTTGAGTATCCGAGAGAACAGGGTTGACCTGAGCCTTGAAGCGGTTCCAAGTTGACTCAACGTTTTGATCAAACAATAAGTTTCTTGAGATAGCAGATACGCGAGACTTGAGATAAAGAACCAAGCGACGAACGTTGATGCGGTCAAGAGCCGAAGCATCAGCTTGAAGAGTCTTTTGCCCGAAGATTACAACACCTTCAGCAGGGAATGTTGCAATTGGGTTGATGTTTACTTCATATAGTAGGTCTCTTTCTTTTGAGTCAAGACGTTGACGTGCTTGAAGAACTCTTGGTCCTCGAGAACCTCCGAGAGATCCAAGGCCACCACGGTTAAATCCAGCAGGAGCAAACCATACGTCAGATTGTGCTTGAGAACGACCCATCGCACCAAGTCCGGCAATTGAAGGCGGAAGCCATACGAGGTTTCCTCCATTCAAACTATCTGCAACTTGGATCCAAGGGTAAAAAGCGCAAGCATAAGAAGAATTCAGACCTCTTTGTTTAATTCGAGAAACTGCTGTTGAAACAGAACCGAGAAGAGCTCGATCGTCTGTATCTTGATCTCTTCTCTCGGCTTGTGGCTTATAATCGCCTTCGAGGTCAATGATTGCAAGAACATCTTTTCTAGCCTCAGCAGTAGAGATAACTCGATCCGTAATAACTGGCTTTCGAATACCGGGAATCAAAAGCATGTTCGCAGGAACAACTTCTGGATCTTTTACAGAATCAAGCGCCTTGTTGATTGTGTAGTGGATGTAGTCTCCAACATCATCTCTTGTGCCAGAAATAAGATCATCGCGCAAAGGTTCTTTTTCTGTGATGTTGAATCCTTCAAATCCACCGTGAAGAGGCATCAAGAATTGACGAACATTTAAGTTAAGAAGGTCTGCGAATGAACCTGAAGAAACAGTATATGAAGAACCAGCAGATCCTGAGCCAAGAGCATAAGAATCGGCGGTATATGTAACTGTATTCAACGCTGTGTCGATTACCAAATCATCCAAAGTAAATGTGAATGAATGCTCAAAGTCACCAGAAGCAACATAGTTATTGATACCGGCAGGCAACCTTCTTAAGTAATCACAGTAGTCATTATCGTATTGATTTGAAGTAGTTGAAATCTTTGGACGAATACCGTAGTAAGCACGGTATGGATCCGGTGCGCCACCTTCGGTTCCGTCTCCGCGAAGAGCAAGAGAAGGGAAATTGAAAGATGCAGTGAAGTCGGCAGGACCAGCGGCAAAGTTGCTTACAGTTCCACCAGCAACAGGTATTGAAGCATTTCCTTTTACGGAAGCTCCAGCGAATGCTGAAGAAATATCTCCCAAAACTGTTGGGTTTGCTGAACCGGAATTCAAAGTAAATCCTTTTGGACGAACAGGTCCTTTAAAACCAGCAGGCAAGAAACCTTGACCACCACCGTCTTTGATAAATTGCTTTAATTCAACATAAACGATGTTTGATTGGTTTTGGAAGTCTCCGTAAGTTCTGTAGCGACGGTCTGTTTCGTCCCACTCTAAATATTGGTCTCCGATTCTCTTTGCGATATAATCAGGAGAAGAAGGGTTGAAGTTAACACCAACATAACGCTCAACAGTTTGACCAGAAGTGGTCTTGATGGCAACAGTGAACGAACCGAAAGGGTTAGCAGTAGTATTCACAGGTGCTGCGATTTGCTCGATTGCAATCATGTAATCTTTTTGAATGTCCTCCCCAACATGAAGAGACTTAAGACGGAATAAGTCAACTTGGTTCTTTTCTTGTTGAGAGATTACCCAACCAGTACCTGATTCTTTTGCCGCTTCTTTGTGAGCACCCCAGTTGTAAGTGCTAGCAGAGCCGCTTTGCAAAGGAAGTAGAATACCATATACAGTACCAGCATCGTTATTTTGAAGCCCTAGATCATCTACTTCGCGAGCAAATGATTCACCTAGCCAATAATTCTCTGTTTGTGCCGTTGGAGTTGTCGCAGCATTTGTAAGTTGCGGGTTTGTATTAAAGATTGTTCGAATATATTTTGTTGAGTTTCTCGAGAAGTTGAAGTTCAAGTCTTTCTTAGCAACTCCGGAGCCACTGATTACGAGTTTAAATTCACAATTTGAATCCACACTCTTAACAAAAGTTCCTGCTTGCTCAACTTGTGAGCCATCTGCTGCGGATGCACCAGATAAGGCAAGATAACCATTCTTAGCATAGAAAACAGCAGCGAGGGAACCAGTGGTCATTGTGTCAGCAGAGGCTGACTCGATTAAGAATAATCCATAAGCCGTGCAGTTATCATCAACACTAGTTGAGATGTCTCCACCTAAATTCCACCCAGCCTTACCAGCATCTGTGGAAGCTTGAGGATGTTGATCCCCAGCAATTCTTACAACTGTGATTGGTGAGTTCTCGGAAGCAAGCCAAGATTGTGCAGCATAAGACGCATAAGTTGGCCCTGCTGTGTTTCCATCTCTCCAGACGTCTCCTTGTGGTCCAGCACCTCCAGGAACAGGAAGGCCAAATACAGAAACATAATCGTCTAGGTTTCTAATCTTGACAGGTTTGTTAGCCGGCCCCTTTCTTGTACGTCCAATAATGATTGGGCCTTCTGCATCACGCTCTTGTGGAATAAAGCTTTGGTCGATCTCGCGGATCTCAATTCCGGGTGATAGAAAATCAAATTTTTTAGCCATCGACTGTTCTCCTTAATATGTAAATATCGTTTCCTATTAAATAGTTAAAGTAAAACCCAAAGTCATTAAAACTCTCTAAAATCATCGTCATCCGATTCCCAAGGCTTTTTGTCTCCGACAATTGACCTTTCTCTGACGAGTTTTACTTCCACTATAGTTTCTTTTGTAACAATTTTTGGCACTTCTTCATTCTCGCCATCTCCGAGAAGGTAGCCAAGCACCTTAAATGTTATTGTTGTTTCAAATGCCCTTTCTTCTTCTGCTAAGTTTGCAACATTATTTCCTTGAGCGTAGTCACCTTCGATAAAAACTTCATAGCGATGACCATTATACTCCGCAAAAAGTGCGTTGATATTTCCTGTTTTCGTCGCAAACGGTGTTACGAGGTCATTCATTTGCTGTTGATACTCAGTTCTCAACCTAATCGTGTATGTTGCGTTGATCCATGTTGGAATTGGCGCATAAGTTTCTTCATATACAACTTTTTTGTTATCGACCGGATAGTTTTCTTGTCCATTGTATTTACCGCTTTTGGCGGAGGCAAATTTTCTCGTTGTTTTCTGTGAAATCTTGCGAGAAATTAAGCGGGGATGCTTTCTGTAGCCTCGAGGACCATCTAAAGCAGGAAAAACATGTGCTTGATAGCCACCCTTGAATGTAGGGTCTTTGGACATAGCAGATCTTTCTACTGTTATGAGTGGGAGCTTAAGTTTTCCAACAGAATCTCGAATGTCTTTGTCTTTTGAGTTGAATGCTCGCTCTGGTGAGATCCAAAGCACAGGAACCTTCTTAAACC